TGTGTATGGGTATACCGGAGGCGTCCCGTTTGCCCTGTCGGAGGTGCTGGAAAAATTCAATCTGTCGGAGGGAGTGGCAGGAAAATATAAAGAAAAATACTATCTCTCAGCAGAAACAGGAAAAGGTAAGAGGCTATTGGTCTATGACACAGCCAAAAGACTCTGGCATAAAGAAGATGATACGCAGATGCTTCTTACTGCATCGGGAGACGGAAAACTGTATTTCATCAATCAAAACAAGGAGCTTCGCCAGATTGAAGGAGGAGAAGAACCAATAGAATGGTATCTGGAAACGGGAGACCTGGAAGAAAGTCTTCTGAATCGAAAATACATCGGAAAGATTCAGTTTCTCCTGGAATTGGAACGAGAGAGCCAGGTAGAAGTCTTTCTAAAACATGATTCAGACGCTGCATTTCGCCGGATGCTCACTGTATACGCTACAAGAAAACGAACCTACACGATTCCGATTAAACCAATGCGGTGCTTTCACTATCGCTGGAGACTGGAAGGAAAGGGAAAAGCCCGCCTGATTGCAGTCGGAAAATACATCGAAGAAGGGAGTGAAATCTGATGGCGCAGTATAAAGCAATGGAAGGCTTTGACAAGATGGACCAAAAAGAACTCACAGGCTATCTCTATCAGCTTAACGAACAGCTTCGCTACATGTTCGATAATCTGACGCCGGAGGATAATTACTCTAACCAGGCGCTGACGAAGTATCTGGAAGATGAGAAGAGGGTGGCTTCTCTCAAGTTCGACCTGGATGGACTTAAGGTGGAGGTATCTGATTTCGAAAAGAACACGAATGCAAAATTCAAAGTCACGGATAGCAAGATTGATATGAAGGTTTCAAAGGGAACCGTATCATCGGAAATCTCTTTGGAATCTGGACAGGTTACAATCTCCGGTAACCGTCTGGTGGTAAACTCCACGAATTTCAAACTCGACGCATCTGGAAATGCAACATTTTCGGGAACGGTCAAAGGTGCTACAATTACCGGTTCACATATCCGGTGTAAGGGTGGGGCATTTGAGGCGGATGAGGATGCGGTATATATCGGCGGCTTCTATACGTTCGATACCAGCCGGGGTCAGTATCTGGGAACCGGCGATCAGAGTACCGGAATGGGAGATAACGATCTGTATTGCTTCTGGACCGGCTGGGATGGAACGGGGAATATCAGCGATACAAAACCGCAGAGGATCCTGGATCACTATGGATGTGTCTTGTCTCCGTCCAATGCCTATGCACAGGAATTATATCTCAATCACCCTGTTTTTTCCGGGAAGACCCACTATTGGGGCGTGGCAGAAACGATCCAGGATATCTATGATCGCCTGGATGATTTGGAAAGCAGAAGTTAGGAGGTACCATGAAAAAATATGTGTATGAAGAGCTCGCCATCAAAGCGATTGTCAGTGCTCTCGATAGAATGAAAGTGGAGGGGATTACCCAGGCAGAGAATCTGGTAAAGGTTGCTGCTATCTTAAATGCAGGCGAGATTATCGAAGAAAAAGAAGAAGGGAAGGATGAATAATGGCGGTTGGAAGTATTGTTGATTATCTGAGCAGCTCCGGAAGGGATTCCAGCTACGCTGCCAGGCGGAAACTTGCCGAAGAGTATGGAATATCTGGATATTCCGGGACGGCAAGCCAGAATACAAAATTGCTGGGAATGCTGCAGAACGGGTCAGCGACAAATAATGCGGCGAAGATTCAGGGGCTTGCAAATGCAGCGCCATCGAACCCGTCCAGCAATGTAACTGCGGGGGTAGCCACGGCAAGCGGTTCGACCGAGGCGAAGCCGATGTACCAGAGGTCTGACCGAGTGAATGAATACTACAATAAAACTCGGAATCTGGAGAAGAACAAGCCGGATGAATTTGAAAGTAAGTACGAAGATCAGATCTCAAGTATCCTGGATAATATCATGAACCGTCCGAAATTTTCGTACACCTCGGAGGATATGGTAAACGATGATTTATATAAAATGTACCGCGATCAGTATATGCGCCAGGGAAACCTTGCTATGCGCGATACGATGGGAAATGCGGCGGCGCTGACCGGCGGATATGGCAATACCTACGCATCGGCCGCCGGGCAGCAGGCTTACGATAATTATGTCTCTATGCTGAACGATAAAGCCCTGGAGTTCTATGACCGCGCATATCAGCGATATAACGACGAGGGACAAAACCTCTATAATCAGATGAATGTGGTAACCGGTCTTGATAACACGGACTATCAGCGACATAGAGATACGGTCAGCGATTATTATAATGACCTCAATTATTATAACGGCAGATATAACCAGGAATACGGATATGACTATGGCCAGTATCAGGACCGCGTGGCAGCAGACCAATGGGCGCAGGAATTTGCATTCCAGAAGCAGCAGGCAGCACAGGAGCAGGCGAACTGGGAAGCTGAGATGGCGTTAAGGAGACAGGCGGCGGCAAGTTCTGGCGGAGGTCGGGGTAGATCATCTAGATCATCTTCAAAAAAGAAATCTAGTTCGTCGAGAAATACAAATACAATTGGATGGCAGGAAGCACATGATATTTATATTTCAGCATTGAACGAAAAAGGACAGAAGACAGCAGATGAAATCATGAACAGCCTTGAAAAAGATGGACTGGTGGATATGTATAAGGATCAGAGACAGATGGAGGCGCTCGGTCCAGATGTGGCAGAAAAGGTTAAAAAGGTGCTTTCCACAGGTCTGACAACAAATTCGAATAAAGTACACACGGAAGAGAGTGCTAAAAACGAGAAGAAGGCAGAAGAGTGGAAAAAGAGATGGGAGAAGGTTAAATGAGTAGTAAAAGTCAAAAAACCATGAAAGAACGTCAGTTGGAAGAAGGAAGGAGGGAACGGCAAAAATATTTTGACGAAATGGGGATTTCGTCAAGAGAAACTTCTTCGGATAATTCTGAGTTATCATATAAAAGCACTGGAAGCAAAAATAGTATGAAAGAACGTCAACTGGAGGAAGGGAGAAGAGAACGGCAAAAATATCTTGATGGTTACCGCTTCATGCCGAATGAAACGATGGCACCAAGTGAATATTTGAAAAAACATTCGACTAATTATGCTAGAGAATATGCAGCCACAAAAACGAAGCAGACAGCGGCGACCAAAGCATCATCGCGGCTTACATATTCTGGAAAGCAGGGAAATATTTCGTATGTGCAGGCACAGAAAGATCCAGGATATAAAGACTATGTAAGGAAAGGAAGCCAGAGCGCACAGGGATATTCAGACGGTTTTATCGGAAATTTAAAAATGGCAGCCAAAGTAAGGGGATTCGGTTCACCGGATGGCCGTGCAGAGTTCCTGAATGCTGATGAGAAAGATATGTATAATTATCTGCTCGGAAAGTATGGGAAGGAGACAGCGAGAGAGTTTGAGCAGAGCCTTGGAGATGTAACAGCTGCAAGGCTTAGAGATGATGAAACAAAGAATGTCAGAGATGCGTCGAAGAGAAACATTGCTGCGGGTATTGCATACAATTCTGTGGGAGCTCTGGAAAGCCCGAAAGGATATATCTACGCAGCAACCAAGATGGGCATAGATAAAGCAAAAGAAATCAAAGCGTTAATGAATGCGGAATCGACTGATGAATATAAAAATATTCTGGAAGAGTATAAGAGAAGGAACACTCCGGTCGATACGAATAACGAGGCATTTTCGAGCAATGCGATCATGAATGCATCCAACCAGGGCATTAAAGATGCGATTGGAGGCACGCCGGTCAGAGATTTTGCCATCGATACGGGTCTTTCCATCACGCAGGCAATGTCTCGTCTTCCACTCGGACCGCTTAATGTGGCGGTAGCCGGTGGAAGCGCGGCGACGGATGCCTATGTGGATGCGGCGGAGCGAGGGGCAACCGGTACCCAGGCGCTGGCACAGGGCGCAGCACAGGGCACGGCAGAGGGTGCAGGAGAAGCGTTCAGCCTTGGAAAATTGAAAGCCCTGAAAGAAGTACCTGGTAAAGGCGCGAGGACCGTTCTTACCAACCTTGTGAAACAGGGAATCTCGGAGGGGTCAGAAGAGGCGGCTACCGAGATTATGAATAGTATCAGCGATAAAATAATCATGGGCGATAAATCCAACTATGATACGTCGGTCAGATACTATAAAAGTCTTGGATTGAGTGACGAAGAGGCGAAACAAAAAGCGTATGCAGACATCGCTGGAAATGTAGGGCTGGCGGCTCTTGGCGGGGCGACATCCGGTGTGATTATGGGCGGAGGTGCACAGGCACTTGGCAATATTTTGCAAAGAAACGCCGCCCAGGAATACGCCCGGCAAAAGGCGGTGCCGCAGGAGAGTCTGCTCCAGGAAGAACAGACAACAGCATCCCAAACGATTCCGGATGCTCTCCCGGAAGAGAATACGACGCGGCAGCAGGTAAAAGAACAGCAGGCAGCAGCACTGGAAAACACGGCACAGCGAATGATAGAGGGCGTAACAGATCCTGTTGAAAACACACCTCTCATTGTCGGAAACGTATCCGATGGAGATGTTCAGGAGAGGGGGATGGAGAGAACTATTCAGGCAAATGAAAAAGGCGGAGAGGATAGAACAGAATTTAGTACCATTCAGAACCAGCCGGAGAATGCAGCTCGGGAAGGGATAACGTCTCCAACCATTGACGAGAACACAGAATCAATTCAAAATCGTGAGAACATAGGACCTCAATATGTTCGTGAGCCTGAACAGAAAGAGGATTTGTCTGCATATGCCAGAGAATACGCGGTATCTCCGCAGGAAGCGGAAAGACAATCCTATATTGAAAGCCACAGGGAGGATTTAAACGATATATTTTCGGATTTAGGGGAAAAAGGAAAAAAAGCAGCGGTGGAACAGTACGATCCGGATATCCCGATTTCACAGTACAGACAGGCTTTTAATGTGTTCTATGACGCAGGCCGCTATGCTAATGACATCACACCGGCAGAAAAATCAGCTGTATCGGTGTTCCTGTCAGGAACTCAGCAGGTAGAGGCATATAAAGCAGGAGCCAGAGACAGACTGTTAGAATTAGAGGCAAAGCGCCAGGTTAAGAAGGGAGAGACCAGAGAAGGAGGATTTGAAGATCGTTCATCGAATGCAACAGATGCTCAGAGGAAACTCAGCGAAAGTCTTGGTAAACGTACCGGATTAAAATTTGTGCTGGAAGATTCCCTTGAATCTGGAGCAGTGGGAGAGTATGAAGGAAAGACCGGAACGATCCGGATTTCCACGAACTCAGAGAACTTTTTACGCACCAATAGCCATGAATTAACTCATTTCATCAAAGAAAACGCACCGGAAAGCTATGCTTCCTATCGCGATGCCGTCATAAGCGCTTATTTAACATCTGAAAACCAGACATTTGAAAAGATGGTTGAGAGTTATGAAAGAGCTTATGAAAAACACGGTCAGAAACTTTCCAGGGATGAGATCATGGAAGAGATCACCGCAGATGCTACGGGAAAATTCTGGAATGACGAGGAATTTGTTCGGAAGATTGCAAGCAAAGATAAAACCGTGGCGCAAAAGATTGTAGATTTTCTGAGCGATATGCTGGATGCAATCAAGAGTCTCATCAAGAATGAGCATACCGGAAGAGCTGCGGAGATGCTTGCAGAGCAGCAGGAGCTTTTCGAGGATGCGCGAAATCGCTGGATGG